TCTATGTTCCCAGTCCCTAATATACTTAAGTTTTCAACTGTTTTAAAAGTTGGGGCATTGTCTAAATCATCGTATTCATTACTAAAACCAACTGTAGATACAATATTTAATAATGGATTGGGTTCTTTGAAAATGTCTCCGTTAATGTCATAAACTAAGTAATCTCCTTTTTCCCAACCTATGCCAAAACGTGTAAAAGCATTAAGACTAATATAAGCCTCTCTAAATTTATTTTTATCACCGTCTATTAATTCAGGTGTATTAGTTTCAGCGTTCCACTGTGAAATAAAAATTAAAATCTCTTGGCTTCCATTTGTGGACAAAATCCAATCGTTAGAATTAACGAGTGTTGGCTCTATATTTATTCCAGAAAGACTTATCCATTCGTTGCCTAAATAATTAACGCTTTGACCCACCTTTGGTCGCAAATTAACGCTCCATGAAACCTTTTTATTCTCTGTATTACTCGTTATTTGTGAAGCCATTTTTTTATTTTATTTCTTTTACTCGTTGCTACCGTTTGCTCTTTACTCGTTGTTTCCGTTCGCACCACCCCTTCCATTAACACTCCCATTTCGTGTTTCTTTAATTTCTAGTAAAGGTTTTATTTCAATACGGGTATTCTCTTTTTTATATTTACTGTAATTGCTTATCCAATCTCCACCGTTAGCCATTTCAGTAGCTTGCTCTCTACTTATTAAAGGACTATCATCTTTTAACAGCATCCTAATTGCTTTAGCTTCTTTAAATGGATCAATATGTGGCATTTTTTTACCCGCAAACCTGGATGAATAATAAGCCTCCAAAGCCATTTCATCATTTGTAGCTAAAGCCCTATCATAACCAGAACTGTCTAAAGTTCCCTTCATATATTGGTAATAGCACCAGAATCTATTTATAGGCTTGTAAAACTGCTCTACTATAATGGTTTCCCTATAAATATCCATTACATACTCCCACATGTTTATGGCTGCTCTGGAGCTACTATACGACTGCTCAAACATTTGTGCTGCCACCTCTGGCGGTATGTCGATAGATGCGCAAAGCGACCTAAAAATTGATTTATAAAATGGATCAAAACTAACCTCGCTTTCGTTTGTTGTAGCCTTTAGTTTTGCCCCCCTTGGTAGGTTTAATACTTGACCGCTAGTTGATTGTCTAAGGGCCTGAGCTGTTCTGCCGCTTTCCTCAAAAGTGTTATTTTCATTGGTTATTGTTTGAACTTTCTTAGCTCCTAATCCTCCCAATGGATTTTCACCTGTTGAGGAATCATCGTGCTCAAAAGTATAAACTAAATCAGCCATTTTTTCAGCCTTAGAAACAGATGATTCAACAAATCTATCTAGTTTAGAAATTTTCTCCATCATGGAGCTAATCTTTGGAATACCTCTGTGATGATCTATCCTGTGTTTATCTCCGTAAATCATCCAAACCATTAGATTACCTCTTGAATCTTTAGCTTTCAGCCTTTCATAATCAGCTAGATTATTATTTGTATCTGTTTTTACCCAAAAAGCAACGTGCTCCCCTTTTGGGCCTACCTCTACACCTTCAACTATTTTATTTTCTTTTCCTTTACCATCGTTTGCAAAGGGAGTGGCAAGTTGCTCTCCGTCTATTAACTGTATTTTTATTCCTGTTTTCTCTAAGCGCATAACAACTAAGGCATCGCCACCTAAAAAAGCAGTTTTAAAAGCATCGCTTGCTTTAGCGTGTAAATTTTGTCTTCCCGAGTAATCGCTTAATTTAGATTTTGCCCAAAGATTAAAAAGCCTTTCTTTTTTATTAATGTCATCGTCACTTATTTGGTTGTAGCCCAATAACTGCAAAACATCGTTATCTGGCTCATATTCAAATTTTAAACCAGTACCAACGCACCATTTAAAGAATTTACCAGTAATTAGCTTGACTAAATCAGTTTTAAGATCTAATTCATAAGCTCGAAGCCTTAATTTTAAGTGATCTGGTTTTAAATCGTATATATTACCAAGCTCTCCAGTGGTTTTTTCGCCATCAAAAGCGGCAGAGTAGACTAAGTTTTGAGTCCTAGGAAAAGCTGGCATGTAATTACCTCCAAAACTATTGGGATCTAATTTTTTTAGCTTGCTTTGCTGAGCACCATTGCCGATTTGATGAGTATCATTGCCGATTCGATGAGCATCTTTGCCGCTAGTTTCACTAGGTTTATTAGATTCCTTATTAAAAAAGTCGTACCAAGCCATAAATTAATAGTTTAAACGTCCACGTAAAATAGTTGTACGCCCATTGTAGCGGTTAATGTACATTTGAAGCTGAGTTTCTAAAGCCTTTATTCCTTTGATTATTTCATCTAAGGATCTGAACTGTGTGCTTATTTTCATTTGGCCATCGTCGAGATTGTAAGAAGCTGTTCCAGAATCATCAATAGCATCAATCATTTTAGTATACATGGAATCAATTAAAAGCTCTAAGGCGTCAATCTTTGCCTTATTAGTTTCTCTTGATGTTATGTATTCAGATAAGGTGTAAACTACTATTCCCATAAAAGCAAATATAATAAAAAAAAGCTATTGCGGTTAACAATAGCTTTTTTTATATTTTTTTTAAATTTCTTACTTTTGCAAACCAGAATCAATATGTATAAGAGAAAACCTTAAATTGATTGCTTTTAAGTTTTTTATTTCATTCGAATAAATCCTTTCAAATTTCAATCTAATTAGTTTAGATCTTTTTTCAAGTAAATTTTTATAAGTAAAATTTTTCTTGCTATTGGTTAATCGTTTAGTTAGCAAGTTTTGATTTTTAGAAATCATGTTAGAAATCATTTGAAACTTTATTAATTGCGTTTTTTGCGTCGGTTGCAATTGGTCGAGTCCAAAGGATTCTAAAATTTTTACATCAAAATTAAAATCGGCAAAGTTTTCAAAAGTATCATCCTGAGGCGCTTGTTTTTCAAAGTCTACAACTTCAATTTTCAATTCTTTTTTTTCGTCATTTAGAGCGAAAACTGCTGGCGATAGCATAAAGCAAATAACCAGCGAAAGCATAAATTTAAGATTTTTCATTCTTGGGGTTTTTAATAAAAATTCATAATAATTAATATTTAGATTGCTAATATAATACAAAATTTGTTAATAGTGTTTTTTATTTTATAGTTTACGCATATTTTCGCTATTCCCCAACAAATTCCACAAAGCTAGCCCAATCTAAATGCCTAAATTTTGATGGGTTACTTCTTTTTATTAAATCCATGTAGATATATCGAGCGGCCAAATTATAAATTTCAACATCCCAAAAGTGATTCTCAATCATTGTGCTTTTTTTGTCCCACTTATAGCCTACAACTTGACCGTTTTCTTTTACTTCCTTCCTTTGCTCGCTTTCAAAATGTTTAAAGTAATCTTTAAAACTATATTTTCCACCTCCAGGTTTTGGAAAATTCATAAAGCCTGGAGGCTGTGTTCCGTCATCTGTTTTTCTAAGCTTCATGTAACTAGCAAGCTCATCTTTTAACTGATCTACCTCGGCTATATATAGTTTAGGGTTTTCTCTGCTTCTCTTAACCGCTGGCGTATCTTTTGAATCAGACCTAAACTTTTTATCTGATCTTCCTTTTATTCCATATACAGGATTATCCGAGTCATACATTCCTATGAATTGATCTGCGTATCTTGTGAAATGACCTGTATCAATTATTGAAATGCTAATTATATACTCTATGCCGCTTTGCCCAATAAAATCACTTTTTATTATTTTATCTAAAATTGGCCAAACGCTATTTTTCTGGCCATGCATATAGGTGTATTTTTTTCTTTGATCATCGCTTTCGATTTCTTTTTTAGACTTGGTATGTTTTCTTTTAAATGTACCAATTGCTCCCTGATCAATAGAATACTTAACACCATTTGCGGCATAAGCCGATATGGCCCAGTCAATTCTAACATCCTCAATATCTTCATCCGTGTTCATAATACCACCTAAATCAGCAGCAAGTGAAATAAATACAATCTCGCCGTTCCCATCTTCTTTTGATAATTCATCAGGTATCTCGCCAATTTCATAAGTGCCTGTATTTTTCATTAATTGCATAATTTTTGGAGCTTCTCCCCTTTCCTCAAAAGGCAGGCCTAATCTAACGTTGTTAAAAACTTTTAGCAAATCAATATTTACAGGTTTTTTTGGAGGACAGGCTTCTAAAAATTCCTTAACTAAATCAACCCAACTAAAAAATCCTGGTGGTATAATAAGAGAATTAATATAATAGCTTTTATAATTCTCCTCAACTGGCTCGGCCGTAGCTATCCATTTACCTTTTTGATTTAATGCGTGCTTAGACTTTTGACTAACTTTATGACCGCAATGTGGGCACTTGAATTTAACACTTTCTTTTATTAGTTTATTGTTCTCATCCGTTTCCCAAACGATTCCAGCTCTTTTATTGTTTTCTAAATTTATTTGAAAATCAGTTGGCATCCATCCCTCGCAGCTTTCGCAAAGCCAGTGCCATTTCCGTTGGTCCCCTTGCAAATAAACCTCGTATATGTTAGATGTTTGCTTAACGGTAGGAGTTGAAATGTAGTAGGTTTTGGCTAGATTACCATAAGAGGTTTGCCTACCCTCTACCAGCTTCCTAATGCTTCCTTCTGTTTTATCGCTTCTAGGAGCGGCATCGAAGTCATCCATAAAAACCGTCTTTACACTAAAAAAACGAAATTTACCAGCATTGTTGGTTCCTTCAATAATTGCGGAACCTCCAGCAAATTCTTTGGATAAATCAGTATCTCCAGATCTTTGCCCTTTTGATCTTATCGTGTTTGGTCTTATTAAATCCTTAAGGCTGCTCGCTTGCATAATATTGTCGAACCTTTCCCTTATTGTTTTTTTCGCTAAATCCTTGTCACCAGCGGTAAATAAAAAATTATCTGGATTCTCGGCTATTATATAAGCCATGCCAGGCACTACTAAACCCTGCGTAATTCCTGATTGAGCCGACTTCATTACGGCTACCATCCTGGTTGGATCACTAGGGTGCAATGTGTCTACAATTTCCCTGGAGTAAGGAGATAAATCATAATTCATTCTACCGTTAAAACGTGATACTTCTTTTGGTAAAATAACATTTTTTTCAATCCATTCACTAGGAACGTCCTTTATGGATTTGTAACCATATAGTTTGTCCTGAAAGCTCATTATCTTATCACTCCATTGTTCTACTATCATTTTCTATAATTATTTTATCATGATATTGTTTTACTATTGTTGCTCTGCTATCATTTTCTCTGGCCCCTATTTAGTGTTTCTGAATATTCTGCGATTGCGTTGTTTAATTCCATTTCAGACAGATCTTTTGATTTATCAACATTCAAATTAATTATTACAGAAAGCTTATCCGTAATTTCCGCCAGTTTATTTCTATCCCCTTCCGCCAGGATCTCGCAATATACGCTAGCTAAATTTTCAGCGTCACTTTGGAAAGTTGAAAAAATACTTTTGTTATGAATGTTTAATATCTGAAAAACTAAATCAACTGGAATTAATTTACCAGCCATTTTCTCAATCTTTAACCTTTCATGCTCCGCCCTATATTCTACAAGCTCCGCATCAGCTTGTTTTTTCCTTAAAGTCCAATCAACAATTTTCTGGCTATTTAAATCAGCGGCACTGGGATCTTCGTTATCGTCTTGATCTTTTTTAGAAGATGTCGTGGAACCCGATGGCCTTGGTTTTTTCTTTACTATTGGCAAGGGTTCCGCCAATGGTTTTTTCTTTGGCTTTTTTACAACCTCAACAACTTCGGTATAAACCTGATTTATAGATTTCCTTTCATCGTCAAACTTTTTTTGGTAGCGATCAAAGAAAGCTTTATTCTGAGCATTCTCGGTGTTGATTTTTTTCTTTTCAACAACCAAATTGTCTCTATGAACATTTGTATTTATGACCTGCTGGTTTGTATGGCAAAGAGCAGCAAATTCTTTTCTAGTTAGTTTTGCCATTATTGGTTTAAAATTTTCTCTTCAAGCCAATTAACATACTCCCATCTTGGATTTTCATTATCCTCTGTAAAAGTATTCCCGGTTTCATCGCAAAAAGTATTCCGTAAATTTATAATTTCTTTATCCATAGCTTCTATTATTTTAATCTGTTTTAGCTGTTATTTCAAATGTTACTACTCTGTTTTGTTTTTGTATATTCATACTACCAGATACAGTTGGAGCTTCTACACCTTCATCCATTTTTTCAAGAAGTATTGAGCCAATGTTTTTTAATAGTTCAGTAACAACTCCTTGTTCAAATTCGGTAAATTCTAATTGCTTTCCCATGTTTTATTGGTTTTTTGATTGTTTTTTTTCTGCTTCTAATATTCTTTGCTTAATGCAAAAGGCTACAGTTTTAGACCATTTGTCTTGTGCTTTAGATTTAGAAAAATGTTCTAAAGCCAAAAAGATAACATCTTCTACTTTTATTGGATGAACTTGCTCTCTTAACTCTTCTAGTATTATTTGTTTTGCTATTGACATGGTTTTTTATTTGTTTTTTAATTTCTTAAACTTTAAAGTATATTTTTCGCCGTTACATTCATAAGACGCATCTATATAATTTGGTATTTCTAAAA